ACGGCGGGCGGCGCTCCGGCTTGCGCGAATTGCGAAGCGTAGCCTCCGCGCACGGCGGCGTTGCTGACGGCGGGGCGTTCGAACCCACTCTCGACGACGCGCGCGGATTGCTGCGGAACGTCCGGCCCCTTCGTGGCGCGAAGCTGCGCGAGCATCTTCGCATACTCGGGACTCTTCAGTTCGGTCATGAGGAAGCCGTAGTTCGCTTCGTCGCTCTTTGGGTCGAGCTTGTTCGCTTTCGCGTATGCCTCGAACGCGTCGCGGCGAGGTCCGGTCCATTGCGCCCAGCCGAAGCCTCCGCGTCCGCCGCCAATGGGGTTGCGTTCCTGCACCGCCTGAAGTCCGGACTCGGCTTGAAGGTTTCCGGTGATCCCGGACGCCTGTTCTTTCGTCAGGTTCAGGTCAGCCGCGAGGCGATCGGTGATCGCTGCGCCGCGTTCGGTCGTCGCCGTTGGCAAGTTCATATTGGCTGGCGGAGCGACTTGTCGGAGCGCTTCGGGTCCTTTCACGGCGCGGTCCCAGATCGCGCCTAGTCCGTGTTCGAGCCAGCCGCCACCGCCTGCCGGCTTGCCTTGGCGCTTCATCATTTCCTCATAGGTCAGCGTCTCCCCGGTTGACTGATTGCGGAAGGTCGGAAGGCCGAACGCGCCGCCCGATTGTTGCTCGAAGCCCATCCCCTTCGCTTTGTCCTCGATCTCTTTCTGCCCAGCCTTGTTTTTTTCGTAAGTGGTGATCAGGGCGAGCGCGGCGGCGATGGGCGCGAGCGCTGCACTAAGCGGACCAAGTGCGGTGACGACCTGGGCAACGGATGCGACGATACCGACGCCCCATTTGACGGCGAACGCGACGGCGATCGCTTCGGCGACTTCCTTGATCGTGTCGAGGTGCGTCACGACCCACTTGAGACCGTCGATCAGCGAGTTGACGCCAGCCTCGACCTTTGACCAGTCGACGTGTTCTAGCCAGTCCGCGAACTTCGCTGAAATCCGGTCGACGGCGGCGAGTATCTCCGGCGTGTGCTTCTCGACGAACTCCGAGAGCTTGTTAATCAGCGGCGTAAAGTTCTTCGCCAGGGTCGCACTGATCTGCTGTCCGAGATGATCGAAGTCGGTCGCGATCCGCCCCTGTGCTTCAGAGAACGCCTGAAGCTGACTCTTCTGTTGGTCGCTTAGTTCCGTGTAACGCGACGCGTCGGTCATCCATTGGCCGAAGGATTGATGCGAGCGGCGGAACGTCTCGACGAGGTTTCCGTTCGCGTCGCCCAGCAGCGCGGCGGAGGCGGCGGCGCGATCGGCGGGGTTCTTGATCGCGGCGATCTTCTTCTCGACCTCCGGCATGAGGTCGGCCATCGTGCGGAGATTGCCGTTCGCGTCCTTGACGTTGATCCCGAGACGATTGAGCCAACCGATCTGATCGCTCGACGCTTGTCCGCGAACGAAGTCGGTCTGTGTCTTGTAAAGCGCCTTGAGCGCTTCATCCATGTCGGAAGTCTTGCCCCCGGCGAGACGCGTCGCGTCCTCGAACTGCTGCAACTGCTGCGTCGTCATGCCGAGGTTATCGGCGGTCGCGGTTAGTTGCTGCGACCAGTTGGCGTAGCTTCCGACGAGTTTCGCCATCCCGGCGAGGGTCGCGGCTCCGGTGATCGTGCCGAGGACCGGGACGATCTCGACGAGGGACCGCAGGACGCTTTGCGCGGCGCGTCCGATCGAGGCGAACCCCTTCGCGATCGTGTTCAGTCCGGAGACGTCGACGAACTTCGAGACTTGCTTCGAGAGGCGGTCCATCGGCGCGCGCATCGCCGTGATCCGGCGATTGATCGCGTCGATCTGTTTCGTCGCGTTGTCGACGACGGAATAGGTGACGCTATAGCCAGCCATTCAGGATGCTTCCCTAGCGGCGCGCTCGCGTTCGGCGATCCGCGTCGACTGGTCGGTCCACCATAAAAGTTGGGTTCCTGTCAGGTTCCAGGCGTCCTTCGGTCCCCATCCCCAGAAGCGGGTCAGGTCGGCAACGAGGTCTCGCCAGTTTCCGGGGTATCGGGTTCTAATTTGGCGCGCAAAAAATTCCACGCGGCCCTTAGCTGAGTGTTGGTCAGTTCTCCGACGACTTCGTCCGGCACCCGCGCGACTTGCGCGATCAGGGCCATCTGATAGCGGCGGAAGTGATAGGGCGTCGGGGTTTGCGTGTTCAGTTCGCGCTCCGCGCGCTCGATCTGCTTTGCCTTCGGTTCTTCGAGGTGAAGCGTGGTGAAACGTTTCTTATTGCTCGTGATGTCGATGTCGAGGTCGAGGAACGGCGGGTCCTCGACCTTGTCGTCGTCCTTGTCCGGATCGGCGGCGTCGAACTGATCTACCAATGCGTCCATCATGCAAAGGTCTCCGAGACGTCCGTTCCGTCGAACCTCACCTGAAAGGTTCCTTCGGCGGCGCGAACTTCGAGCGCGGAAACGCACCACATATTCGATCCGCCCACGACTTTGCCGTTCGCGAGGGTCACGAGGACCTCGACGCATCGCATCTCGTTGAAACTCTCGACGGAGAGGTCTCCGGCGTCGCGGAGCGTCGCTTCGATGAAGCCCTGAAGCGGAACTTCCGAGAACCCGTGGATGCTATCGAGACCGGCGAGGGTCTCGCGTCGCCAGCGGACGGGCGACCACGTTACGTCGGAGACCACCATCATGGCGTCTCCGTCGATCGTCAGGCCGGTTATTCCGGCCAGCCGTTCACATTGCGGCATCTAATCCTCCGTTATGACTTCCGGAACTGAAGCAGGATCGCGATCTGTCGAAGCTGATTGACGAGGTCGACAGGCGCGAGGATTTTCACCAGCCCATTGCCCGCGTTCTCGACGACGACGTTTTGCGCGAAGATCGTCGAGTTCTGCACGTAGCCCTGCGCTTCGAGTGCGCGATAGTCGACGATCACGCTGGCCTTGATCAGCGGCGCGCTGACGCAGTTCGAGCCATACTGAATCGGCGTTGTGTCGGAGACGAGCTTCTTCCGCGCGTAGCGGGTCAGCAGGTAGTCCGACATTTGGCGCGCGACGAACATCAACCCATACATCGTCTCGACGTCGAGGTAGGAATTGTCCGGCGCGCCCGCTGCGTTCTTCTGGTAGGTCGTCGCCATGCGCTCGACGATGACCGTTCCATCGTCGCCGACGCGGAAGGTCGAGAGGCCGGAATAAAGCAGTGTATTCCGCTCCCCGAGTGTCCAGCGCGAGGCGATCGGCGGCGCTTTCAACGTCGTATTGATGTATTGTAACGGAAGGCCGGGATCGACGCGGAGCGACGCGGCGGACGCGGCCCCCATCTCGGTTGCCCATATCCAGGGCGGGTCCGGACTGTCGTTGTAAGCGGCAATGGACATATGCTGATCGTTGCGAGCTTCTCCGAAGGTCGCGCACGCGCCGAGCGTTCCGCGATAAGCGGCGAACGCTCCGCCGTAGAGCATCTGTTCCCACGACCAGCGCCCGACGTCGTCGGCCAAGAAATTTTTCAGCGAGTCGAGCGATCCGGTGTCCGTGTAGGGCGTGATTATGAAGTCGAACGTCTGATCGCTTAAGTTCGCGAGCGCGGCGTCGATCCCGGCGGTCCCGGTTCCGCCAGCCATCGGGACGATCGTCAGTGTCACGCCCGGAACGTCATACTCACCGCCCGCTGATCCGAGATAGTTCGTCCGGACGTCGATCGAATTGAAGGCGTCGCCCTTACCGATCGAGGTCAGGGTGACGACACCCGCCGCAGCGACGGCCTTGACCTCGATGTTCTGCGTCGTGGTGATCGCCCCGGCAAGCGCGGTCGAGATGACGCTCGCGCTGTCTCCGGACGTCACGCCGCATTGCACGCGGATGCCGCCGATGTAGACGTTCAGCGTCCCCGATGCGGTCGCGGGTCCGGCGACGGTGATCGTCCCGGTCGCGGCGACGGCGGCGGAGTCGTCCTCGATCGGGAGGATGTAGAGCGGACCGAACGGATCGCGGTCGAGGTAGCGGCTGCCCATATTGTTG